TGCGGTTGCACCTTTGTTCGAATCTGGTATGATATGGGCGCCTGAGCAGAAATTCGCAGACGACGTCATTGAAGAGTGTGCTGCGTTTCCTTATGGTGATCATGATGACTTGGTCGATTCAACAACACAAGCTATCATGCGATTCAGACAGGGCGGTCTGATCGGACACCCTGAAGATTATATCGACGAAAAAGTCGAGCAACGTAAAAGGAATTATTATTAATGGCAACATCGGTTATCAGAAACTTTATAGCAAAAGCACTTTTTAAAAAAAAGGGAGCGATTGCTAATAAAAAAGCTGTAGAATTTTCTGCAAATGCCTTAGAGCAAAGATTAATAAATATAGGTATTGATCCAGATTCAATTAGAAGTGAGCAAGAATTAAATCAAATATTAAATTTAGTTAAACAAGCTGAGGACCAAGCGTTTAATCAAAGGTTTGGTAATATGCTAGCGGGTAGCAGGTTTGATAAACCAGCTGATGTATTTAATATAGAAGGTCAACAATTAGATCCTAACAAACCAATTATAGGTGGCACACAAACAGGTAAAGAATTAAGTCCAGAACTTTCTAACAGATTACGTGGCACAAACGTTGAAAGAATGAAACAAAAAATTGCAGATAAAAAAGTTGAGAATACTACGGGAAGTTTAATGTCTGTGCCTAATAAAAAAGGTTTAGCCGGTATGGAATATGATCTACCACCACCAGGAAGCAGAGGCGGTCCTGATGATATTGCAGCACCATTTCAGTCATCAGATGAATCTTTGAAAAGTATGATTGAGGCAGAAAACAAAGCAGCTGCTAAAAGAATGAGAAATAAAAAAATGGTTAAAGACGCAATCGATAATATGTCACCAACATTTGTAAAAGGAGATAGAAAATATAATGCACAAATGATTGCAGAGGATTTAGCAGAAAAAAAATTTGGTAAAGAGTATTATGATTTAGATCAAACACAACAACTAGATCTTTACGATGAAGCACTTGAAGGATATGATGAACTAACAAGAGGTGGTATGCCTGACCCAGAAGACTTTGCACAAGGTGGACGTGCAGGGTTTAAGTTTGGTCTTGGTCCATTAAAAACACTTTTTGATTTTGCAAATAAAAAAAGCCCTGCAAAAGCATACATGGATTATTTAGAAAGCATTAAAACTAGAATGAAAGCTGGTAAAGAAGCAGAGGTTGCAGGTGAAGTTATACCGATAGCTGCAGGTGGTGCATTGATAACTAATCAGTTAAAGAAAAAATTAAAAGCTATGAATGAAGAGCAGAAAAAAGAATTTAAAAAAGAAATGGAAAAGAAAGCAGATGGTGGACGTATTGGTTATGATGAAGGATCAAAATTAACTGACTTTATCGATGTCCAAGCTGCAGGATCCAAGTCTGGTAAACAACAGATTGAAGGTGCACCTGAAGGTATTACGGCTGATCGTGAATCAATCGATGCTATTATAAAAGCTGATATACCTATCTCACAAAAAATAGATCTTCTTGCAAAATATCAATATGGTAAAGGTCGAACTAAATATGAAAGAGATGGTCAAGAAATATTTTTAGATGAAGGTGGTGCTAAAAACAGAGACATTGGATTTGGTTTTAATAAAGATGGTGAAGGTATCGGTGGAACTTTAATGTATAATATGGAAACAGGTGAACCTGAGTTTAATATTGGAATTAAAAAATCTTTTGCTGACGGTGGACGTATTGGTTATTTCATGGGTGGTCCTAATCCAAAAGGTCTTGGACTATTAAGACAGATATTAAATTACTCGAGTAAAAAGGGTAGGGAGTTAGATAAATTTAAAGGTGCAGATCTTTCAGGGTTAGATATGTTAAGGTTGTCAAACCCAAAAACGTTTAACAAATTTTTAGAAGATGCACGGGGTAAAGTTAATCTTAAAGAAGGTATCATGGGAACGGATGCGGTTAGAGCTCAACAAAAAGCATTAAAAGCACAGAGAAAAAATATTACTTCAGCAAGTTTAGATGTTGCAAAAGATATCAAAGCAAGGGATGATATAATTGCAAAAAAAATAGCAGAAGAGGCTAAGACAACAATAATTCCTAAAGTTAAAAAACAATTAATGGAAGGTATGGGTATGTCAGAGGAGGCAGCGCAAGAAGCAGCTGAAGGTCTGGCTAGAGCAGCATCAAATATAAAACCTACTAGTGAATTACCAAGAGTCACAGATGAAGGAATCTTACAATTAGAAAATGTGTTAAAAAATATGGAGACTGGTGGCAAAAAGAAAAGAGATTTAAATGCAACAGGCGGACGTATTGGTTTTAAAGATGGCATGAGTAGAAGAACGTTTTTAAAATTATTAGGTGGACTTGCATCAATACCTATTATTGGTAAAATTGTTAAACCTATAAAACTAGCCAAAGGTGTCAAGAACGTTCCAATCATTAAAACAGAAAATGTTGCAGGTAAACCAGAATGGTTTGATGCTTTGGTTAATAAAGTTATCATTGAAGGTGATGATGTTACTAAAAAATTTGCAACAGCAGAGAGACAATCTATTCACCAGAAAACACTTGATGATGGTTCTGTAGTCCGAGTTACAGAAGACGTGGATGATGGTGCTGTAAGAGTTGAGTACGAAAGCGAACAAAATACTTTTGCAGATACAGTACAGATGGAATATAAAAAACCATTACCCGATGAAGGGGCACCAGATCCTGCAGCAGAGTTTTCTACAGCAGAGTCAGGTCCGGTTGGTAGACAAACAGGTCCAGATGATTATGATATAGACGTTGATGAGGTTGGTGGTTCAAGTATCAGTGATCTTGATTCTGATGTTTCAAAACTAAAAGAATATGCTACAGGTCAAAAACTAACTATGAAAGAATTTATACAATCTAAAAAAAGAAGAGATAGAGCAAAAGATATATCAGTGGATCTTGAAGCTCAAGCAGATGCAGTTACCAGAAGACAGGGTGATTACGATCCAAATCCAGAAGAATTTATGTCAGGCGGTATCGCTAGAATGTTAGGGGAATAATGAACCCATTAAAGTACGCACAGATGATAAAATATCTGACTCGGGCAAAGAAAGCTAACCCAGAACTTCCTGATGTCTTTCCTGCAAGCAAAGCACCTATCCCAGCTAAAACACAAAACGTTCAAGAGACAGAAGCTGTTAATCAATTCATGTTGCGTAATCCACGAGTAGAAAAAGCAGGTGGTGGTATGTTGGTGCAACCAAGTGCTGATGGATCTAGACCTGGGTATAGTGAGGAAAAAGGGCCATCTAAAAATCCTCAAATTAACGAAAGATTTGTAAAAGTTAATGACTATTTAAAAGAATTAATTCCTAAATTAAATGCTGAAGAAAAATTTTATACTAAAGAAGAAGTTTCTAGCATGGTTGAAAAAAAATTTAATATAAAACCAAGATACTCAACAGTTTATTATAAAGGTAAGCCCTATAAATTTAAAGTTAATCGGTTTAATAAAAAATCCTATCCAATAATAACAACTTTAGATTCTTCTGATGAAAAAATAGATAAAGTTTTAAAAAATATGTTAATTGAAGATAAACCTTTAAATGATTTCTTTTATAAATCTTTGCAAAAAAGAACTAATTTACAATCTTCTAAAGTAATGGAAAAATTAAAAAACAATCAAACATATCAAGTTTTAAAAGATCAAGGTCTTGATAGTTTATTGCAAAGATTTAATAAAATAACTCAACACGGTTTTTTAAAAGAGCTTTCTTTTTCCGATCAATTAACAACAGCTTTAGAATTAGAAAAAGGAACTCCAAGATTTACAGGCGTAGAAGATATTAAAGGACAGAGTAAAAAAGGCGGTGTTTATGGAAAAAAAGGTTTTACCTATAGTCCTAAATTTAGAGTCATGGATTTTGCAAAAAGAAATTGGAATAGAAACAAAGGTGAAGGAGCAGTTACTTTCGTAGATCAAAAAGGAAAACCTATTAAATGGCAATTTGGATTAGAACTTCCTTTTAACAAAGTGGGTTTTGTATATAACGGAAAAACTTATAAATCAATTGATTTAACACCTGAACTCATGAAAAAAGATTTTCCAGAGGTTTATAATAATCAGCTGGCTATAAATAGGTTAAACACACAAGTTATAGATGATCCCATAAATAAAGGTAAAACCATAACGGTTGGAGAACTTGTTAAAAGAACACAAGTTAATAATTATAACTGGAGTCCAAAAGTTGGAAGTTTTGATATTATGCACGGATCAAAAGGTGTTATTGAAGAACCTTTTACAAATTTAACTTTTAATACAAGAGACATTAATCAAATAGAAATGGGTGTTAACAAATTGGTGGAGAGAAATGTTTTAAAAAATAAAGATGCGGTTGTTATAAATAAATTAATAAATAATCTAGCTGGAAGTGGTGATCCTGACTTAATTAGACAAAGAGCAATTAAATTGTCAAAACAAAAAGTAAAAGGGCAGCCCATAGATTATCAAACTGTTAAAAGTAATTTTTTAAAAAACTTAACAGATAAAAAATTTGGAAGAGTTGCTGATGTAATAGTTAAAGCATCAAAAGAGGGTGGGTTTGGAGATATTATGCAAAGATATTGTTTAAGAAGAAAAGCTAAAAAAGGTGGTAGAATGTTTTTAAGCACTGGTAGTGGTTGCCCTGCAGCTAAAGATGATCCAAAAGGTTTTTTAAAAACTATATCTGAAGACCCGAGACTTGCTAAATTTTTAAAATCTGGTCCAGGTAAAAAAGCTATGACTCTGGCTGCAAGAGTGACTGGTAATGTTTTAAATCCAACAACATTGATTGGTGGTGAAGTTGCTTTTGTTTTAGGAGATGGTTTAAATAATTTTGCTTCTGGTTTACCTTTAGATGAATCTTTTGACAGAGCTTTTGTATTTGCAGATTTTGGACAGTTTGAAAAAAACTTAATGAATAAAGCAAAAGAGTTAGGGTATGATGACAATCAATTAAATCTTTTACAAGAAACAATAAATATAAATAAATTAGATAACCGAAGAAAAAAATTAGAGTATGGGTTAGATGTTGAAAAACAAGACCCTAGTGGTTTGACTTCAGATGCAACAATAGGGTTTGAAGATCGTTTAGTTAATACTAATAAAAACTTAGATGACTCTGTTAATAATTATTTCGGCACTTTAAATAAAATGGGATTCGATAGCAGAAAAGCAACCGATCAAGAAACAGGTTTTACGTATTTAGACAATGTGTTTAAAAAAAGAACTCAAGATCAATTGGTAAAAGATTTTGAAGATAGAAAAAAACAATTAGATCCAACAAAAACGCCTTTTGGTGATTTTATAAGTCCTGTTTTTGATTTAGGATCTTATACTCAACCTTTAAAATTTGCAGCCGATATAATTAATCCTTTTACAAAAGATGTGCCTTTTTTATCTGAACGTCAACAACAGGCTAAAAAATTAAGAGAAATGAGTGAAGAAGAATTAGATGCTTATAATAAAGCGAGAGGTTTTACGATAGAAGATATACAACAAGGAACATCTCCACAGATAAGACCTTTAATGGATTATTTAGGTACTGATGTAACAGGACAAGGTTTTGGTTCTCAGTTTTTAGCAGGCGGTGGTATAGCAAAATTAGCTGGTATAGACCAAGGTCCACCACCAGTAAAAGGACCAAACTCACAAGGGTTGCTATCCCTTAAAAACCGTGTTAGAAACTACTAGGAGTATAAATGGCAGATATAGATAAAGGACTCCCGAACACTAGAAACAAACTTGAGATTCCTTCAGAAGAGGAATTGCAAGACGTTGCTGTTCAGGAACCAGTAGAAGAAAAAGGACCGATCGAGGTCATACCAGAAGAAGACGGTGGCGTAACTTTAGATTACGAACCAGGTGCAATCAACGTACCAGGAACAGAATCACATTTTGATAACTTAGCAGATCTTTTACCAGATGATGTTTTGCAGCCAATAGGCATGGAAATGACACAAAATTACATGGACTACAAAACTTCTAGAAAAGAATGGGAACAAGGATACATACAAGGTTTAGATCTTTTAGGATTTAAATACGAGAATAGAACAGAACCATTTCAAGGAGCCAGTGGTGCAACACACCCTGTAATGGCAGAAGCTGTTACACAATTTCAAGCGCAAGCTTACAAAGAATTATTACCAAGTGATGGACCAGTAAGAACACAAGTTATTGGTGTAAAAAATCCTGGAACAGAACAACAAGCAAATCGTGTAAAAGATTTCATGAACTATTTAGTTATGGATCAAATGAAAGAATACGAAGCAGAGTTTGATTCTATGTTGTTTCATTTACCATTGGCAGGTTCAACATTTAAAAAAGTTTACTATGATGTAAATATGGGACGAGCTGTATCTAAGTTTGTTCCAGCAGATGAATTAATCGTTCCGTACACGGCTACCTCATTAGACGATGCGGAAGCGATTATTCATAAAGTAAAAATTTCTGAAAACGAATTAAGAAAACAACAAGTTAATGGTTTTTATAAAGATGTGGATTTAGGTCCTCCAGGCACAGATTCAAATGATGAACTTGCAAAAAAAGAACGTGATCTTGAAGGTAGTAAAAAAACTGGAAAAAATGAACCAGTATATACTTTGTTAGAGTGTCATGTTAATTTAGACTTAGAAGGTTTCGAAGAAGTTGATGCTCAAGGTGAGCCAACTGGAATAAAATTGCCCTACATAGTAACTGTAGAAGAAGGCAGCCGAGTAGTACTCTCCATACGGAGAAACTATGCGCCCGATGATCTAAAGAAAAATAAGATCCAA